TCTCTTGGCTCTCTTGCCAAGCATACAGACGGGATAAGATACCATCTGTGTGTTCTGGTTTGAATATAAAAGCTCATAGCGTAAGGTTTAAAGTGTAGCCGGAATGGGACTCGAACCCACACGACCCTTCGGGTCAACAGATTTTAAGTCTGTCATGTCTACCAATTCCATCATCCGGCCAATTGGACAAATACTATCGTCCAATTCCTATATAAACAGATACAGATAAAACAATACTAAGTAGTGTAACAACACCTAGAAACGTAACCCACTGTCTAATAATGTTTACGTTTGTCTCGAGAGAGTTTTTTTCTTTACTCATTGCATATTGGTTTTACGCTTACTGCGCAGATTTAAAATAGCCTTGGTTACTTTTCTATAGATAAACTTAATTCCTTTATAGGGTAGTATAAAGTATAGCCATGCCAAGGCTTTAATACTTTCTACTATTATGTATATAGGCAAAAAGATTAAAAGGTTTAATATTAAAAACTCTATTGGCTTTAGATAAACCACTTGTTTCCATCCATTTCCTAAATTAATTGTTCTTCTAACTCTAGTGACTGCCATTTTACTTTGTGTTTTTAATAGCGTTTACTGCATAGTAAATAGTCATAATATTTACTGGGAGCATAAATACAAACTCAATCATATTGTACACCAGACAGGATTCGAACCTGTGACCGATTGCTTAGAAGGCAATTGCTCTATCCTACTGAGCTACTGGTGCAAAAAGCAAAAGAAACAAGCGCTCTGCCAAACGCTTGCTTCTCTCTATACATTGTGTTGTTATCACCTACAAGTAATCAAAAGGTGGCCTGTCTTATTGCATCTAACTCCTCATACAGGTCAATTGGAGTTAGCCCTCGGCAGAGGTGCGCCTACTAGGACTTGAACCTAGGACCAATGGATTATGAGTCCACTGCTCTAACCAACTGAGCTATAGGCGCATTTAAGTTCTTGACGTTTCAAGAACTAAGGTTAGCGGGTTACCAAATCAAACAACAAACATGAGTGCTAACCTGTCGTAGTATCAGTCCACTTGAGTGTGCTCTCTACTACAGTATGAAAAGGGATTTCAGGGTACTCTAACTCAATTAGCTTATTGAGGTAATCAATAGCCTTGAGCAAGTCTTCCTTTTTGTTCTTGTACCTATGTCTACAGACATACTTGATAACATTACCCTCAATGAAAGGGATATTGTTCTCGTGAATGAATTCAGTAGGTTGGATCTTTAGGTTCTTGTAATGATCCTTGGGTATTCTTTTGTCGTAATTCATAAGATTGGATTTGCTTACGCAAGATAATAAGATTCCTACGTATATGCCTTCTCCATTCTTCATAAGATGCACATTGTCTATCTGGGTATACTGTTCTTACTTTTTCCATACTTCTGATATTTCAGTCTCAGCTTTGAGTAGCTTGTTCTTGATGATTACGTTAGCTGCTTCTTCCATCAGCTGTGTAAGCATCTCTTTCCATTCTTCAGCGTAATCTACTTTACAGATGGTATCTATCTGGTCATGAACAGTCATAACTATCTTGACTTTATCTGCTAAGTTATTGTCTTTGATATAGTTATGTATCTTAACCAATGCCAGCTTAGTCATGTCCGCAGATGAGCCTTGAATCGGGGTGTTCTTACTTGCTCTCTCAATAATCCCTAACTCTTTCATTGGGGTAGCTTCTGCATCCCACTCAGGGAAGAAACGCTTACGTTTGAACGGAGGGAAGGTCATGATATAACCTTTTTGTTTACCGTAATTCCCAAGTTGATTGAGGAACTGCTTGATAGATGGGAAGGCCTCGAAGTATTTGTTGATTAAATCAGATGCTTCGTTAAGCTTAATATCCAACTGGTCAGCAAGCTTGTGTGGTCCCATACCATAAGCCAACCCGAAGTTGATACTCTTTACTTGAGTACGTAACTTCTTGTGCTCAGGGCAGTTACACTTAGACTTGTTTACGTAGTAACTACAGTCATCAAGTCTGGTTTGTTCCCATTTCTCTTGGAATACTAAGTCAGCACATACTGAGTGTAAGTCTTGATTGTTTTCCAGAGCTTCTAAGAATACAGGATCCTTGGAGCCATAAGCAATTACATTCAACTCTTGAGATGAGTAGTCACTAGAAACAAACACCCAGTCTTGTGGACATACAAAGCAATTCCTGTACTTGTTATCAGCAGGTATTTGCTGCATATTGGGTTCACTTGAGCTCATTCTCCCAGTATTTAGTATCTGCTGGAAGCTTGTGTGCACCTTGTTATCAGACTTGATGTACTTATAAAACCCATCTCCATAAGTTGTAGCAAGTTTTGTTATCTCTTTGTACTCAAGATACTTTTTAATCAAGTCATTGCTGTACCTGTACTTGTACAACTTCTTCCCATTGACATCCTCGATGTTAGGGATGAAGTGTTGAAACAACTCAAGCATTTGCTTAGGGGAACTCCACTTGATATTTGTGCTGCGCTGTACTGGGGCAAACATATCTTGTTGAACTCCTTGTAGCTTATACTTTGTGAGCTTTGGGTTGTTGATAACCAGATTGTCTAGTTCATACTCAAGCTGATGAGATAGCTGCTTGTTGTAGTTAGACAGCTTATCCCATTTCTCTTTGTCTAACTCAAGACCTTCGTACTCAATCTCAGCTAAAACCTTGGTTGCTAAGTTCTCGAGCTTACATACTTGGAGTAAGTCATTGTTAATGAGCTGCTCCATTTGCTTCTCTCGTATCCCAATGAGATACTCCACGTCTTTCGCCCCATACTCAATTTGAAAGTGAGTGAATGGTAAGCTTCCTTGAGCGGTGAACTTGTTCCTCTCCTGTTTATTAAGAGTGACCTGGAAGTATCTTTCAGTACACGCGAGCAAGGAATAACCGTGGTCTTCCTTCCCACAATGTAATATTTTCTCAGCGAGATAGGTATCGTAAATGTTTTCAACAGATATATCTCCCCACCTCTTAAGAAACTTGTAGTCGAATTTCGCGTTATGGAAAATCTTGGTAATGTCATCTGATTCAAGGATTTGTTTGAGGGGTTCAATGCTGACGTGTCTAGTATCAATTACGAATTGTTCGTGTTGATCCCCAATCTGCACCATGATTAACTCTTTAGTCAAGTAATCAAATCCTTGTGTCTCTGTATCAACACCAAGTATTTCTTTGTCTTTGCAATAGTCTACACAGTCTTGTATTGTACTCAGTCTAATGTTATTATCCTGAGTATCAATCAGTGGTTTGCTCCCGATAAAGTGGATCATATTTCTTTTCGTGCTTGTTGCGTTCTACGAGTTGCTTGGAGAGTAATTGTTCCATACCCTTGAGTTGAAGTATTGACCATTTCTCCCCGTTAAAATAAGCACTCCCGTTCTTGTTACGTTCGCACATACTAATCGTAGCTCGTAGTACTTCGAGATTAGCTTTTAATTCAAGCTTCGTTGTGCACATCTGTGCAACGTGTTTCATATACCCCATGTGAGTAGTTTGTAGATGAGTGTGATGATTGTGATTGTTACGAACAGAACAAAGCTTGATGCTATCATTTGCTCTGAGTCTCTGTGTTGTTGTTCTCTTCTTCGTCCTTTGTTGTTCATTGCAATTAAGGTTTAGATTAGAAGAGACTAAGGGAATCGAACCCTTAAGTTTAATGTTTATATGTATACCCCTATACTACATTAAACTGATAACCTTATCGTCTCTTACGTGTCCAAGTAACACAATGGCACAGACATGAGAGCTTACGCCCTCATGTTTCGCTCAATTAGAGCTCATCAGTATGCCTCAGGAAAAGATTTCCCCAGTGTCAGTGTTGACATTAGCTGCAACTCCACCTGTGATTACTTCTGCATCAGGAGTAAGGAAGGTGTGACTTGGGTTATTCACTACAACTTCAGAACGTGTGAAGATGTAGTTCCCATTGTGCTTGATGAAGTCCCCGTCAGCACCTTTACGCTTTGCAGCTCTGTCAAGATTTGCAAGATCCCAATCAGTTGGGGTAATGGTTTCAGTAATCTGAAGACGAAGACGTTCACTCCCATTCGCAGTCTCAATTGTGGGATTGAGAATGTTCAAGTCCATCACAACTCTATCCATCTCATTGTTGTAGTACTTACTGTCATCAGTAAGATCTACATTGAGTAGATTCGATGCATCTGTTGGTTCAGCAGTCAACCAGCCACGACGTGGGCGACGTTGAAATCTGTCATCAGATTGGTTGAACATCCCAAGCACATTGGTCTGTGTTTGGTCATTGATGAGTTCAGCGAACTCCAATTGAATCTTCCCACCGTTAACTTTACGAGCGTTAACAATGAGTGTCTGTCCTGACTTCAAGGTGTCGAGGGAACCTGTGTTGATTTGATTTTCCATGACTCTTATGTTGGAAAATGTAAAAATGAAAAAAATGTAGGCACTTTATAGTTAGGCAGCCTACAACTCCTATGAATTCAACTCTTAGTCGTTGTCACGTTCAATATCAATGAGACTGTTGCCTTCAATGATAGCATTTTGCAGCAAGAATGTTCTCACAGTCTTGACATCATCAGGGACAATAGCTCTTGATGATTCGTACTCGCACACCAAGTATGCTTCATCACTTTCCTTGACTTTATCGTTGTTGTTGATGAAGTCAATGACATGATGAGGACTGTGACTGCTATAGTATGTGTATTCATTCACATCCTCAACACTCCAAATTCGTGTGGATTTTTTTAAGTCAATCATTGTATTGAGTATAAAGATTAAGGAGAGCACGTCTGCTCTCCCATCAATTGAAACCTCGTGATATGTACGTCTACATATCGGTTGAACACAATTAGTATGTTACGCTACCAACTGTGAATAAAATAAGCCCCCGTAACGGTTAGGGTTGCGACCCCTGACTGCTGCCTGTTTTACGAGGCAGATAAATTGCTATGACTCTTGTGAACATGTGGCAGCTAGCTCCCCAGTTCTCAAATGTTCTAAGTCGTTCAACAACTTTCTTCCCATCAAGGAAGATATCGTTGTCTTCGACTGAGAAACAATCATCCCAATCAAAGTCTTCATTATGGACAATAGTATGTCTCCTAATGAAAGACTTCAACTGAGATTCAGTCTTCAGGATTGGGAGGTTAGACGTCATGGTCTTCCCATTGGTTACCATTCCACTTTTGCCACCCAAAATCTGGATTCCAGATAACCTCACCAACGTAGTTCCCTTTATCAGGTAATGGTATGAGTTCGTACATGTGATGGTAGATAAAGATTGCTCAGGCTAATAAAGCCCAAGCAATCTGTGAAATAACGGAGATGAGAATTGCAACGAAGATGATGGCTGGTCCTTCATCTTTCGGATGGTCACTGTGTAATGCAGCTGCAAAGAATAATAACAGTACATCTGCAATGATAGCCATTACGTTGTTAACAGAATGAATCATCAGTATTGGGAACAATGCAACAGTAACTGCAATGAGAGTAGAGATAAGCTTAGTCATGATTTGTTGTTGACTTTAAATGAAAGAAAATGAAAGCAGTTTTACATCATGCTTAGGATGTAGAGCTGTTAGGTATCTAACAAGCACCGAACAGATAACCCGCAGCCTACAGTCAACCTGACTTGACGAACTTCATCATCAAGAAGCCCAAGTCCAAAGTGCCATGTTTGAGCACCAGAGTATTCTGTAGAGCTCCAGTAACAGCTAAGAAAACAATCATCCGTAAAGTTGCCATTGTAGTCATTTCTCCAACCATTCAGCTTCCCAGAGAACCCACTTTGATTGTTTCCTCTACCATGCTTTGTCTTCATCTTTGCTCCTGCAATATCACGACCTCCCAAAGATTCAATCAAATGCTCCCAGTCATAAATTGTGGGAATTCTCCAACCTTCAGGAGCTAAGCCTCGTGGATCGTTCACAGCCCACCAATTATAGTACACTTTCCCTGTATCAGGGTTAATGCACATTGCAGATGTCTCTAACTCCATCCATGCTTCTGGGCTTTGAACAATTGGGATCAAGTCCCCATTGCGAAACCTAAATACTTTGAGGTCTTTCTTTGCCCAGACCTGTTCTCCAATAGTAATTACTTTCATGATATTCAATGCTGATGATTTTTGAATGACAGTAAAATGAAAGCAGTTTAATGACATGCTTAGGTCAGTGAGGTTAATAACGTTTGTGATCGTAGGTGTGTACAATCTGGAGTACTTTGCCTGAATAAGGCTTGAACTCCTTTGCTTTGTCTTCGTCATAAAACCAAGCGACGTATGTGTCGCCTTCAGAATCGCAGTATATAACCAGGTAAGCTGATTCCATGTGTTCTAGAGTATTATGTTTCACAATTGATGTTAAGTGAAACAGTGAGAAAATGAAGGTGAGAGAGTTGGAAAACCCTCCCACCTTATTGATTACCAAGTAGTTACAGCTTAGCTTTTACTACGTAAGAGAAAAGAAGAGAGGAGTTATTCCTCCTCTTGTAGCTTCAACCAGTAAGCCATGTTCTTCTCATTGACATCAACTGTGATGACATCGTCATCGTTGATAATCACCATCCCAGTCTCATAGTCGACTTCGTTTGGGGTTGAGTAGTAGAACTTCGTGCCGTCCTTCGAAAGTTTGAATTTCTTGAATTCCATGGTATAGGGGTATTTAAAGTGCGAGGCATAGAGGGGGTCTGTGACGGTGTTGGATCTCACACTCAAAAATCCCCAACTTCAAAAAATTTTTCCCCATAATTTTTATTACCTTCACTAACCCTAATTTTAAATACACATTGGTATGAACATTACTAAGGAGACAGAGGAATTCCCAGAAGTTATCTTGAATAACCCAAAGATGAAGGAGTTAGATAAGAAGATTGAGAACAAGGAGATTACTTGTGATATTAAGGACCCAGAAAATTGTGAATCTTGCAGTGGGTAATTAAATTATTTTTGTTATATTTGCCTCAGTACCCTAGTTTCTAAAAGATTCTAGATCACCCATGAGGGCCAGAAAGGTAGTTAGTGGGTCAGAAGTCGGGTTGTAGACTGCAGGATTGAGAAAGAGTAGTAACCAGAGAAGAGTTGAAACGTCAACCACTACTTTTTCAATAACATCTAAACATAGCGGTTGAGATGTCCCCGATAGGTGCGAAAATTGCGTTGATATAAGTACTCGGGATGGGATACATGGCTATAGGAAGAATGGAACTGCCCCCATCGTAGGCTAAATACGGCGAGTCGGAAATTCAACGTTAATGCAGAATCTCTGTAAAACAGAAATTCTCAAAAAAACTTGAGGGGACATATTGCCTTCGGGCAATAATGAATTAAACTTAAAAATTCAAATTTAATTACCTATATTTACGGAATTAATTAGAATGTAAATGCTAGGTTTAGGTAATGCTCTTACGAGAATAATTAAATTTGGGAAATCCAGTATTTTCAACAACGCCCCGTCAACAGGAACTTATGATTATGGGGGTATTGTTTTAGGTGTTGAGGAATACGTAGGTGAAGAGCCCGGAAATGCTATTGTATATATAGGTTACCCAACATCTATTCAATATCCTAACAGCAGTGACCCAGTTGAGTACTTTGATAATTACTTAGATTTTGATGATGGAGTTGAATACGTTAGACAACAGTTATCATCTATACAAAATGGTTCTGTTTACGATGATTGGGAGCCAGCAAATGAAGAAGAGTTTAATAAGATAATAGACTTTTTGTCTGGATCTTTGAATCAATCTTTGTTTGGGTCTGTCTACACAAAAGGTTTTTACTTAGCTTTTGACAACCCCATTTCGTCTAACACTGCTTACTATACTGGGAACATGTTTAATGGGGAGTACTATATCGCTAGTCGCGAAGTACAAAACACAAACCCGTTTATGTTCTTCCCTATAAGAAAGCAAATCTTATCTCTTCAGTACAATCAAAACATAAACCTGTCAGATGTTTCTTTGAAACCAGTTCCCCCAGAAGCTTTAGGTAATTCTGATTTGGACTTGAACTACCAATCTTCTGTTGAGTATATAAACGATGATAGCTTAAGCGTAAAAAAGCCAGATCTATCCCCTTTTAATTTTACAGGGGTAAGTACAAAGAACGGGATAGCAACCTTCACCATAGTAGGTCCACCGATGGGGTCAGACTCATCTCAATATGCATCAAAAAAGGCTTCATTATCCCCGCCTTGGAATAGCATTACTGGGGATATTTATGCCATCTTCTATTTAAAGCTTGACTATTATGGAAATAGTTCCTTTAATTTTTTTCAGTCAACTTATGATGTTATACAAAGCCTTCCTATAGCTTCTCTTAACGAAAGAGGTTTTTATGACACTTCTGAGTTTGTAGGGGATTATGGTGTAATAGAGCCAGAAGTAAAGCCTAGCAGGGATACTTACTTATGCTACGCAAAAGTAAAAGAGGTTGTCTTTGATGATGTCCAAAACTCGATAGACGGCTCTACTAAACTTGTAGATAATGATGGAAATACCTTTCCTAAGTCAGTTATTGTAGAACTTAGTAACGGAAATATTATTGGGGCAAATGTGTGTTATAAGTTTGATTTTGACTTGACCGTTTTTAGTTTTTCCCCTCTTTTGTTCTCCCTTTCTAATGACTTAGGGTATAATAAGTTTTATATCGACGGTATTACAGACTTAATATCCAATAACAATTTAGATGCAAGTATATACGATATCCACATAAACACAACCAGCGGAGAAAAACTTCCAAAGTCAAATTGGTGGATGAAATGTAAGATTGGGTTGTTAAGGTTTGTTTCTGCTTCTTATTTGCCTAGTGAGCTTGTTATTACACCAGAAAACCTTCAAAATGTTTATGTTCCATTATTCCCGGGTAATAGTCAAGCATTCCCAGATAAAGGGGAAAGATTTATAAACAACTATGAATTTAGCATTAGCAAATACATGGACAAAGTGCAAATAGCTAATGATGATACCCTATCAAAAACAGCACAACCTGTATTTACTGAATACGTTTATAGCTCTCTATCCAGCCTCAATGCTTCAACCATCCATTCTTCTGGGGACTACGCTTTTGTAAACACTAGCGGACAGACAAAACCATCTTTCTTTGAGAATAGCGGTGACAATGGACTGTATCTCTATAACGGTACTCAGTGGACCAAGCAATCTTTCTCTAACGGTCAGTATGTAAATTATAGTGGAAGCTTGTACGTATACGTATCAGTAACTGACAGATATTCTGGATACACAGACTCAGACTTGTTTATATCAAATTAAAAATCATGGCGTTTATCCCAACTCAATATAACAACCCATTATTTGTTTATTCTCTAAGGAGACTTATTCAAAACTACACAGACCCTCTTGTTCGTGTTATCAGAGAGAGTGACTTTGTTGAGGTTGATGTTTACGCGGACTCTAATGATGAAATTTCATATGACTCTATTATTGCAAGAACATCTCAAACTGCAGCAACTACATTAGGTGAGTTCCTCAACATAGACGGGTACACAGATGTGGACTCTTTGGGGAGTGTGTATGAAGGGAGGTTGTCTAGGGTATACGATCAGTCTGCTGGGGAGTTTGATATTGATGTACCTGCATATGGGGATGCATTTTTGTTTGTAGAGACAAACCTTGCAGAATACAACGGGTCAACCGCTATCCACAAAGTAAACGGGATACCTACGTTTAGACCTCA